GCCGCCGATGTGGGTGCCGCCGCTGCATGCGGGGGAGCCGGAGGATCTTCGGCAGCATCTGCATGCGGGGCAGCCGACACGCGACTAGCGCACCGCCGTGTGAGGGTGGGCGGGACGGTCGGGGCATGAACCGCACTGCTCGCGCAGCCGCGCTCGCTGCCGGTTTGCTCGTTGCTGGTGTGCTTGCCGCGCCGGCCGCTGCCGCGCAAGATGACGACCNGGGGACGCCCGACTGCGCGGAGGTCGTCCAGGAGGAGTGCACCGACGATCCCGGGAACGGCGACTCGCAGGACGGCGACTCGCAGGACGGCGACTCGCAGGACGGCGACTCGCAGGACGGCGACTCNCAGGACGGCGACTCGCAGGACGGCGACTCGCAGGACGGCGACTCNCAGGACGGCGACTCCCAGGACAAGGACACCAAGAACAACGACGCCAACCAGGACGACGACGACAGCACCCCGATCCCGAGCAACATCAACACCGGCAGGGCGTACTGATGCGGCGCGCCCTCCTCGTGGGGGCGCTCTGCATAGCCCTCGCCGGCTGCGGCGCCACCACACCTAATGATCCTGAGCGGATACCAGCTGACCTGCCCACCCAAGCAGCCACCACACCGCAGGTCGCCGACCCCGCCCGCGTGCTGATCCCGAAACTCGGCGTCGACGACAACCTCGTGCCCGTCGGTATCTGCCGCGGCTACAGCGAGATGTGCCCCGACGGGCCCGGCGGCATGGAGCTACCGCCCGTCGAGGACACCGGCTGGTACAGGCCCGGCCCCGAGCCCGGCGAGCCCGGGCCCGCGGTGCTCGCCGGCCATGTCAACTGGAAAGGTCGACCGGGCGCGCTCGGCCGCATCGGCGAGCTCGAACCGGGCGACCTGGTCACCGTCGTCGACGTGCACGGCATCCACCGCACCTTCGTCGTCGACACCGTGCAGCAAATCCCCAAGACCGACTACTGGTCGCGCACCGTGCCGGCAGTTTTCGGCCCGACCCCGGGGCCGGAGTTGCGGCTGGTGACCTGCAGCGGCCAGGTCGTGGACGGCAACTACAGCGACAACACCGTCGTGTCCGCCCACCTGCTCACCTGAGGAGCGACCCCGGCATGGTGCGACGCGTCAAGCCACTCGCCAACGGCCGCATCCGTGACCCCTACTGCGCGTGCAACCATGGCCCCGCCGTGCACACCGACGACGGCGCGTGCAAGCTGCGCAAGTCGTGCGGCTGCACCGGCTGGACCCCGGTGCCGTACGAGTACGTGACCGAGCCGTGCCAGCGGTGCGCCGCGCTGCATCGCGAGGTGCACGCGCTGCGGGCCCGGATTGAGCGCATCCAGCAGGCGCTCGCCGCACCGCCGCCGAAGCCGCACCAGCAGCAGCGTCCGCGGGTGCGGATCCCGGAGCAGCGCAGCCGTGTCGGGCACCCGTACGACGAGCTGTTCCGGGCGCGCGTGCAGGCCCGCACCGGTGTCGACCCGGCGCCGCGGGAGCCGGTGCGATGACGATGCCGCCGATCCCGCACGACGACGAGGTCACCCGCGAGTACCGCCGCGCTCTCGACGAGCTGAACCTCTTGTTTGCCCAGCTCACCGGCAGACCGCCGTACATGGATGCGCAGTCGCGCGCCTACCGGGAGATGACCCCGGCCGATGCGGTGCCCGACGAGGACATTCCGCGGTGGGCGTCCCGCTGCCACGACCCGCTCGACCCGACCCGGCCAGTCGCTGAGCAGCTGCGGCTGCCGGAGCAGTACGAGGCCGAGCGGTGGGACCGGTTGCGGATCGACACCGGGGGTGGGTGGTGACCGGCATCTACGTGCCGTGGCTCGCCGACGCTGCCCGGTTGACCGGCTACCCGGTCGTCGAGGTCGCTGGGTGGCGCAGCCGCGGCCACGGCGGCATGAGCGCGGTTGAGGGCGTGGTCATGCACCACACCGCCGGCCCGAGGACGGGGGAGTACCCGTCGCTGGCGGTGGTGCGGGACGGCCGCGCTGATCTGCCCGGGCCGTTGGCCAACCTCGGGTTGGGCCGCTCTGGCACCGTGTACGTGATCGCGGCCGGCTTGGCGTACCACGCGGGCACGTCGCGGTGGGCTGGGGTGGACCCGGACGGCCGCCCGTTCGATTTCGTCAACCTCAACGCGCGATTCCTCGGGATCGAGGCCGAAGACGACGGCGACGGCACCTGGACGCCTGAGCAGCTGGATTGCTACCCGCGGCTGGTCGCGGCGCTCTGCTACTACATGCGCCGCCCCGCAAGCCGGGTGTGCGCGCACCGAGAGTGCGCGTTGCCGGCCGGGCGGAAGCCGGACCCGGCCGGCATCGACATGCCGACGTTCCGGGCGCATGTCGGGTCGCTGCTGGTCGACCCGCTCAACCGCATTCCTCGCAACAGGCCGGCTGCTGCGCCGGTCAAGCCCGTGAAGGACGACGACGCGATGTACATCAAGTGCCAGCTCACCCCGTCTGGTAGCCCGGCGATCGCGATTCTGTCCGGCCCGATCTTCGTTGGTCTGGGCACCGAGCAGGAGCGGCAGTCGGCCGAGGCCGCGATCGCGGCGGGCGCGATCTGTCAATGGGTGAACCCGGCGACCTGGAACGAGTTGGACCGTCGCTCGCACGCGCTGTGTGACAACCCGCGCCCGGTCGCGGTCACGCAGCTGCCACAAGACGCCACCCGGTGACCGTGCCGAATCACGGCAGCGCATCATGAGGAGACCGCCATGACCGTATCCGAAAATCCTGTGAAGCCCCGGGTGCTGATCTTCGGGCGCGAGCCGGCGATGATCTCGGAACTCATCGCCAGCACTCTTCTTGTGCTGCACCTTTTCCTGCTGCCTGGACTCGATGAAGGTGTGCAGGCCGCGATCAACGCGGTCGTCGTCGCGGCCGCGTCGGTGTACACGGCGTGGAAGGTGCAGAGCGACCAGCTGCTGCCGCTGCTGGTCGGCTTCTTCAAGGTCGTGATCACGCTGATCGTGACGCTCGGCGTGACCATGAGCGAGGCGCAGCAGGCCGCGCTGCTGACGCTGATGTCGATGATCGCTGGTCTTTTCGTGCGCGGCGCGGTCGACGCCCCGGTCGACGCGAACGGCCACCGGAAGGCTGCGACGACCTAACTCGATCGTCCCGGGCCCGCATCCCCGAGGCTCACACCCATCGCGGGCCGGGAACACGGACTCCGCCCGCCACGGCCCCCGAGCGTGGCGGGCGGAGCCGTGTCCAGCGACGAGTAACGCGGCACCGCCACGTTCCTACGTTGATCACGTGACTATGCGCGTACGTGTCGTGACCCTCGCGGCGGCTGCTGGTGTGGTGGCAGCCGCAGTTACCGGCTGCTCCGCCCAGCGTGACGCAGAATGCGCTCGAGCCGTCGACGAGGCCGCTACCGCGCTGATCGGGCTGATCGAGCGCATGGACAACATCGGGTCGACGCAGCAGCAGCCAGAGCCCGACATGTCCTCGGCAGCCCGCATGAGGATGGCGTGCGAGCACGACTTTCCCTCCGCCTACAGCGATCTGATCGTGCGGATCAAGGACGGCTACGCGCCACGCAATGTCTTCAGCGGGTTCACGCAGAAGATGTTCATCTCTGCGCTCTGCATCCGCAGCGACGACCTTGGGGTGCCCACCGACGAGCTGACCGACGCTGCACGGCAGGTGTGCCAGCTCGCTTAACCGATCTGCAGGTCGTCGAGCACGGCGGCGATCACCTGGCGCGCCTCGTCGTCGAACACCGCCAACGCCTCCAGCTGGCCGAACTGCTTCACGAAAACGGCGACGTCCACCGGGTTGGTCAGGAAGGTCGCCGCCGTCTCGATACCGACCAGCACAGCCCGCTCGTCGAAAAGGTCGAACCCGTGCGTGGGCGCCAGATCGACCGCGCTCCGCCACGGGATCACCCCGACCCGCACCCCGGGCAGCCGAGACCGGTCGATGAGGTGGCGCAGCTGCTCGACCATCACCTCCGGGCCACCGAGCTGCCACCGCAGCGCCGCCTCCGGGACGACCACGGTGACCTGGTGCTGGCCGTCGCCGACGATCGTTTGTCGCTCGGTCCGCGCGGCCACCTCGGCGGCCTGCGCGTCCGGGGTCATGTCGCCGCCGGACGC